ACTCCGCGCAGATAGGCAGCTCAGGTGACTACGCGCAGATAGGCAGCTCAGGCGACTCCGCGCAGATAGGCAGCTCAGGTGGCTACGCGCAGATAGGCAGCTCAGGTGGCTACGCGCAGATAGGCAGCTCAGGCGACTTTGCGCAGATAGGCAGCTCAGGCTTCTCCGCGAAGATAGGCAGCTCAGGCTTCTCCGCGAAGATAGGCAGCTCAGGCGACTCCGCGCAGATAGGCAGCTCAGGCAACTACGCGCAGATAGGCAGCTCAGGCAACTACGCGCAGATAGGCAGCTCAGGTGACTCCGCGAAGATAGGCAGCTCAGGCAACTACGCGCAGATAGGCAGCTCAGGTGACTCCGCGAAGATCGATATTTCGGGCAACACCAGCGTAGGCGCTGCTATAGGCATCAACAGCATTATAAAAGGAGCAGTCGGCAACTGGATAACACTTGCGGAGTGGGCATATGACAGCGATAAACAGCGCTGTGCCCCTGTTTGCGTTAAATCAGCACAGATCGACGGCAAAATAATAAAGGCTGATACATGGTATAAGCTTGCGGACGGCGAATTTGTCGAGGTAGCCGATGAATAAATACACGATCATCATAGCCCAGGTGTGCGCGGCGCTGCTGGCGCTGATAGTCATGGTACTGCTTGCCCTTGATAAAGGGGGCAGCAAGGCCGGTGCGGACGGTGTGCCGCCCGAGGTTGATACGCACGGCCTGTGCGTAGTGGAAGTGGCAGAGCCTGAGTACGAGATGTACTTTACCGAGGCCGACGTGATAGCCCTTGCGCAGATGCTTTACGGTGAAGCACGGGGGTGTAGTCTGCTAAATCAGCAGCAGTGCGTATGGTGTGTGCTTAACCGCGTGGACGATGCGCGTTTTCCTGATAGCATAATCGGGGTATTGAAACAACCGCACCAGTTCTACGGATACTCGGACAGTTTCCCAGTTTGGGATGAGCTGTATGCCGTTGCAGAAGATGTACTCACGCGATGGAGCATGGAAAAGCAGGGCGCGGATGTGGCAAGGGAGCTGCCCGATACATACTGCTGGTTCACCGGCGACGGGGAGACAAATCACTTTAGGGAGGGCTATTAAATGTCCAACAAAAAGATACTTGATGTGACGTGTGGATCTCGCACGATATGGTTTAACAAAAATCATCCTAATGCGATTTATTGCGATAAACGGGATGAAGCATTAACGGGGATATGGAAAAGCACAAACGGGCTTAGTGAAAGAACGAGCTATGTACATCCTGATATTCAGTGCGATTTTACTTGCCTACCCTTCGACGATAACAGTTTCTCACTTGTAGTTTTTGATCCGCCGCATTTAATACGCGCCGGGAATAATTCGTGGCTGGTTAAAAAGTACGGCAAGCTCGATCAAGGTTGGGAACAGACAATTCAAGAAGGTTTCATGGAGTGTATGCGTGTATTAAAACCCGATGGCGTACTGATATTCAAGTGGTCTGAAACACAGATCCCCGCGGATAAACTATGGCGAGTAATCGGGCGAAAACCGCTGTTCGGGCATCACAGCGGCAAAAAGTCCAAAACCTTTTGGGGCTGCTTTATGAAGGGAGTTACGTAAATGACTGATACTGACCTTTTAATTCAAAACCTAAGGCGTGAAAACGAAGCGCTGAGAGCGGAGCTTGAATGGACGGGCAAAGAGATCATGCGTTTACGAAACCAACTTAAAATGCAGTGGATTCCGTGCAGCGAGAAGTTGCCTAAGGAATGGATTGACGATGACAATAACACCTACATCAACTATCTGATTTATATGCCCTATTTCAAAGCAGCAAGTGTCGGGGTATATAACGATGACGAAGAAAGTTGGCTTTTCAGGGGCGTAGAAGTAAAAGTGAGTCACTGGATGCCGCTGCCGGATGCGCCGAAAGGAGTAAACGATGGGAGCCGCGAGTTCTGGATGCAGGAGGTGGAGTGATGGAACGGCTGACGAAACATAACAAGCAAACATCGCACGAAAACGGTATCTGTTGCACACATTTTTACGGCCCCGAATGCCTCGAAGTTGGCGGGAACTGCGCCATGAATTGCAAGTGGGAAGAAGCGGCGTGGAGCCGCCTCGCCGCCTACGAGGACACGGGGCTGACGCCGGAACAATGTGAAAACGCAAAGGTCATCATCGAATCTGCCTTTAGCGATGACACGTCAAAGGCGGAGCGGATTCGCGAGTTACTAAAGGCCGACGGAGAAAGCATTGGAGGCAAGGAAAGATGGCGACAAAACTGATCTGTGACCGCTGCGGCGCGGAGATAAACCCAAAGAGTTCCGTGACCTACGCAGGAATGCGGCGGCATAACATGAGCAGAAACGAGACCGACTATGATCTGTGCGTTTCGTGCGCACACAAGCTGCGTGCGTGGCTTAGCGGAAAGGAGAATGACGATGACTAAACCATGCTACGGAAAATGTGACCGCTGTGTGTGGAAATACAACGGCGGCTGTTCGGAATGGAGGATTAGCAATGTCATTAGTTAAGAGAAAAATTTTCATCTGCGATTACTGCGGAGCAATCAAACTGGCTGAACGATATGATTGCAGCTTTAGCTATACGCTACCGTATGGATGGGGTGAATTTGGTCGAAACCATCTGTGCCCGAGTTGCTACACAGCGTGGGGAAACCTGAAAAATCAGGCAGAAAGCGAGGGCGACAATGGCTGAATACATAGACAGGAACGCTTTCCTTTGGAATTATTGCAAGTATTGTGGAAAACGCATTGAAGTCGGTGAAAAGTGCTACGGTTTGCCGACGGGAGAAAGCGTTTGTGCAAGTTGTTGCGTTGAAGAAAATGAATTGCGGGAGGAGAATGACAATGGCTGAATACATAGATCGTGAAGCGCTGTTACATGACATCGAGCAATCGGTGGTATACACGGTAAGAGAAAAAATAACGAGCGCAGAAATGCGAGGCGCTCACAAAGTTATCGAGCGCATTAAGTGTGCGCCTGCTGTCGAGCCTATTTATATTCACGAACCGACAAAAAGCGAGTTTAAGCGCATGGCGGTACAGCAGGGCTATGCGCCGGCGGCGCATGGGCGGTGGGATGACATAGTGGGCAAGCGCTTGAATGGGAAAAATAAAAAGGAGGACTGACAAAAATGGGAGCAAGACGAATTTCTAACGCGACGAACGAGAAGATAATTGCGCTTATGTCGATGGGCAAGACAGGCGAACAGGCGGCGTTTGCGGTCGGCGCGAGCGGGAGCTACTGCAACAAACTGTACACTGTGGTAAAGCACATTGCCAATGAGCGGTGGGACGAGTTAATAGAATATTCTCGGTCTGCGACAACCGGCGGGGCGATTGTCTGGGCTTGCGAATACCTCAATACGCAACTGCCGCAAGAAGTCGCGGAGGCTATTGAGGCGGTACGGCATCGCAGAGCAACGCCCAAAGCGGCAGAAGCAGCGCCGCAGCCCAAACCGCCAGCAGAGCCGATTGACAACACGGCGACGGCAATCATCAAACTGCTTGAAAAGCTCGATGAGGCAGTGAACACCATAACCGAAGCTGCTGACGATATATGCCAGACGATAACGACGGCGCGAAAGCTCAACGAGGACTGCATAAACGCAAACTTCGATGTGCTGACGGCTACACTCCGTGACGGCGTTGAAAGCGTTAAAACGACGATAAGAAAGGGACAAAAATGACACGCGGGGAATATATGTGCAAGGCGCGATTGGATGCAGGGTTAAGCATCGTGCGGCTGGCCGAAATATCCGGCATAGCCCAAACCACGATAAGCCTGCTTGAACGCAAATCACTACGCGGCGGCTGGATAGATACAATAGAAATCCTTGCCGATGCACTCGGACTGAGTATCGACGAATACGTAGGCCATAAGGTGGTGACTAAGCATGGGTAAGCAATCAGCATTTGCAAAGGCCGTGCAGCGCGAAGTAGATATCCAGCTGCGGCTATACGGCAGAAACCGCATGCAGCTTGCCGAAGATGCCGCGTTTATGGCCGCTAATGAAGTGCTGGGCTTGGGCGCAGGACGCGCCCGGGCGTTTGGCGAGCCGTTTGTTAAATATGCAAACGAAATCGCTGAATTAGTGGTGGAAGACAGCAAGGCCGATGACAGCATCGAGTATGCGAAGGTCACGCTTGACCGCAGAATCAAAGAAATAGTGGGCGAGGATAACTTCTCGCCATTCGATGAAAGGTATGGACATGACTGAAGCATTCAACATCGACTGTATGGAATACATGAAAACATTGCCCGACAATGCCTTTGAACTTGCTGTTGTTGACCCGCCATACGGCGACGGCATGGGATCGTTCAAACGAGCAGGCAAGAGCCGTTTTGGGGGACGATTTGACCGTTACAAGGGGGGGAAAATCATAGCGTGGGACATTGCCCCGAAGGAAGAGTATTTTACAGAACTTTTTCGTGTCTCACGCAACCAAATTATTTGGGGCGGCAATTATTTTGCCCTACCGCCGACAAGGTGCTTCCTGATACTCCGGAAAACAAACATTCCCGAAAATTTCTCAATGGCAATGTGTGAATACGCATGGACAAGCTTCAACGATAATGCAAAGGTGATTGACATCAATATGCAAAATCAAATCGGACGATTTCACCCAACACAGAAGCCCGTGAAGTTATATGAGTGGATATATAGTTGTTACGCAAAAGAGGGTGACAAGATACTTGATACGCATATGGGCAGCGGCTCAAGCAGGATAGCCGCTTACAATATGGGCTTTGACTATGTGGGATGTGAAATTGATAAGGATTACTTCGAAAAAGAGGAAGAACGCTTCAGAGAACACTCCATGCAGATAAATCTATTTTTAGGAGGATGAAATGCCAAAAAACGTAGGCTGGGAAGCCAAAAGCAACCACGACGGCAGCTACACTGTCTTTGTAAACGGCAAAGGCTATCACTGTGCCAACACATATGAAGTGCTTCGCTTGTTAGAAGACACCGGAGAAAAATCCGAATATCAGGCAAAGCAGATATACCAGCAGGCGCTTGAAACCTACGGCGGGCAATTGCAGACGTTCGTATGCATGGAAGAAATGTCGGAGCTGCAAAAGGAACTTTGCAAGTATGAGCGCGGCGAGGATAATGTTGAACATATTGCGGAGGAAATAGCCGATGTGCGCATTATGCTCGACCAAATGGTTATAATGCACGATTGCGAAACGCTTGTAGAAGCCTATAAATCTGCAAAACTGGCTCGACTGAAAGAAAGATTGGACAGCGTCGTTCCGTGTAGCGCAGATGGCATTGATTATGTTATTCCGAAAGAAATATACGATAATCTTGCAGAAGAAACCGCAAAAATATGTGACAAACTACAGAAACGTTAGTCGAAAGGATGGTAAATATGAATTTTGTAAGAGCAAACGAGGTGTGTTGTGCACCTATGCCAGCCGTTGCGTCCACAGATACTATAAAAAATATTACGGGTACTAATTACAAGGCGGTATGCGAAATTAACGTTGTGTTAAGTGCTATAGAAGCACAAACATTTGGCATAAACACGGCCGAACCCGATACGCTGGGAGAAGATACGCTTGAAGCTGCGCTTATAGGTACAAATAAAATTTTGGATAACATAATGGTTCGATTACACCAGTTTGCCGATCGTATGGGAGTACAGATATGAAAAGATTACTATATATAATACGCCTATGGCTGTTAGATGTTCTCGGCGGTGTGCCAAAACCGCATTATGATTATTTGCACGGCCTACTGTGTAGCGAACGCAAAGACTTCGATGCACTGTGCCACGATTACAATGAAGAAATAGAAGATTACCGCGTAGCAATCCGTGAAATCTGCCGCCGGAGCGATAACACCTATTACGACTGGTGCTGCGATCAGTGCGATTGCGACTGCGATAAGCGTAACGGCTGGTGCGCTGCTTTTGCACCCAAAGAATTTACAAAAAGATGACTAACGACTGTAAAGGCTGCACAGTGCGCCGCATAGGCTGCCACGCCAATTGCAGCAGCTATCAGGCGTTTTGCGCGGAGAACGATAAACGCAAGGCGGCGGCGCGGAATGAATACCCGGCAAGGGAGCTGCTGGTGACCGGCTACATAAAACGCGCAAGGGCGGTAAAGACATTTACAACTAAAAAATGTTGGAGGTATCGCGGAACATGATAATTCAAAGTCAGTGCGAAATGATGCTAAATCACATGCGCGAACACGGCAGCATAACAAGCCGAGAGGCCATGTATGACTACGGCATAGGCAGGGCATCCGGGCGCGTGTTTGATCTTCGCAAGCGCGGCTATGACGTTGAAACAACGATGGAGACCGGACTTAACCGTTACGGCATCCCGACACGGTACGCGAGGTACACGCTGCATGAGGGGCGCTGACGGATATTATGACAGCCGGGCAAAATGCCCGTTTTGGTCAAAAGGCTCGGCGCGTGAGAACAAGATTTTTTGCGAAGGCCCATGCGGTGACGCAAGATTGCAGCTGTGGTTTAAAGGCGACGAGCAGAAACGCCGGGTGTATGTGTCCAAATACTGCTGCACACAGTACGCACAATGCCCGGTCTACAAGATCACATTAGCGGAAAAATACTAAAGGGTAGCGCATTAAGCGTTACCCTTGTTTTTTTATGTGCAGCAAAAAAGTGGGCAAGGTGGGGCTGATTAATGCAGCGCCACCTACATTATTATAAAGGCATGAGCAAATGGGATGATATCAAAACTGAATATATTACTACCGACATAGGCACAAGGCCGCTTGCCGAGAAACACAACGTTTCTTACAGCACATTGCGAAAACGTGCTGAGCGTGAAAAATGGGCGCAGAAGCGGACGCAGTATAGCGCGGCCAAGGGCGCAGACCGTATCAAAGCACAGCTGGAAATTGACTATCAGGAATATAAAAGCCTGTTAGAAGCTGCTGGGCTGCTGTCAAGCAAGCTATGCAGCGCTGTAGCACAGTTAACGGATGCGGATATTATCAAGGATAAACGCGGCCTGAAAAGCCTTACAGGCGCAATGAAAGACCTTGCGGAAATCCAGGGTGTTAAATCCGATGCCGATAAACGCGAGCAGGAAGCGCGCATTAAAAACCTTGAACGCCAGGCAGCAGGAGAAGCACAGCCTGAGCCGGTGCGCGTTATCATTGCCGGTGCCGATGATTTCTGCGGTAAATAACCATGCCGGAATATAAAATCGACTACCTAAGCCCTACACAACAGGAATTTTTAAAGGATAGGGCGCATGTTGTGTTTTTCGGCGGCGCACGCGGCGGCGGCAAAAGCTTCGTCGTGCGCGTCTCGGCGGTGCTGTACTGCTTCAAGTTTCCGGGGATAACATGCATGATCGTGCGTAAAACATACCCGGAATTGCAGGAAAACCACATAGTACCTCTGACACGCGATCTGCATTGCTATGATGCTGATAAATCACAGCGCATGGCGAGCTATAACGATCAGAAGAAGGTCATTACATTCCCGAACGGCAGCAGAATATTGTTTAGGTACTGCGATACCGACAAGGATGCAGAACGCTTTCAGGGCACAGAAACGGATATTCTGTTTTTGGACGAAGGTACCCACCAAACCGAAGAACGGTTTAGGAAGCTCTCGGCCTGCGTGCGTGGCGCGAATGATTTCCCACGGCGGATATATGTTACATGTAACCCCGGCGGTGTGGGTCACAGTTGGGTGAAACGGCTGGCGATAGACCGCGCCTATACCGATGGGGAGAACCCGGAGGACTATTCATTCATTCAAAGCAAGGTCACGGATAACAAGCCGCTGATGGATGCAGACCCCGACTATATAAAAAAGCTTGAAGCCCTGCCGCCTAAGCTGCGTAAGGCGTGGTTGGAGGGCGAATGGGATATATTCGACGGCGCATTCTTTGAAGATTTCAGAACGCGCCCGGATGCGCAACTGTGCGCAAAGGCGGGGATAACGCCGGAAGAAGCTATAGCACAGCGCAGATTTACGCATGTTATACCGGCGTTTGACCTGAACGAAGGCGCGGCGCGTGGCTGGACGATATACAGGTCATACGACTTCGGCTATAACAAGCCATTCAGCTGCGCATGGTGGGCTATCGACTATGACGGCGTACTGTATCGCGTTTTGGAGCTGTACGGCTGCACAGATACGCCTAACGAAGGTGTCAAGTGGACTCCCGACGAGCAGTTTAAGCGCATCCGCGAGACGGAGCAGACGCACCCATGGTTTAAAGGGCGCAAGATACTTGGTGTTGCTGACCCGTCAATATGGGATGTGTCGCGCGGCGTGTCGGTCGCGGAGACCGCCGAGAAATACGGTGTGTACTTCGACCCCGGCGACAACAAGCGGCTTGCAGGCTGGATGCAATGCCATTATCGGCTGCAATTTGACGATAACGGATATCCGCGCATGTATGTATTCGACAACTGCAAGGCGTTTATCCGTACTATACCGTTGCTGATGTACGATGAACACAAGCCCGAAGATTTGGACACGTCGATGGAAGACCACGTAGGCGATGAATGGCGTTATATGTGTATGGCAAGACCGATAAGCCCGATAATACCTCAAAAACCGAAAGTTATATTGTCAGACCCACTGAACCAATACAAAAAGGATGGATACAAAGCAAATGGATATCACTAAGGACACTATACGAGCAGACGGCAGCAAAGCGCCCGAGCTTGGCAGCGTTGAAACTGCGGCGCAGATGCTTGGCATAAAACCCATTGGGGAACAGCAGATACAGGATTTGATGCAGATACTAAACAAATATCGCGCCGGGAAGAAGTCGGTCGATAGCCGTATCATCGCATCGGAAAACTGGTGGAAGCTGCGAAACGATGTTGAAGAAGACAAGGACGGCCACGCAAAGCCGGGCTTTCGTAGCAAAAGCGGCTGGCTGCATAACGTTATCACCAACAAACACGCCGACTCAATGGATGCCTACCCCGAGCCTAACATACTGCCGAGGGAACAGGGCGATAAAGCAGAGGCGGCTATGCTGTCTAAAATAATCCCTGTTGTGCTGGAAAAAAACCAGTTTGAGGCCACCTACAGCAAAGTTATGTGGTCGAAGCTAAAGACCGGCACAGGCGTGTACAAGGTCATATGGGACAAGAACAAAATGAACGGCTTGGGCGATATCGATGTGCGCAAGTGCAACATCCTTAATTTGTTTTGGGAGCCGGGCGTTGAGGATATACAGCAGTCAAAGTATTTCTTTGAGGTCGATTTTCAGGACGAAACCGAAGTCCGAGCCATGTTCCCGGCTGAGCTGCCGGAGGGCAAGAATATACCGCATGATTTTATAACCAGCAAATACAGATACGATGACCATGTAGACACTACGGACAAAGTGCCTGTTATCAGTGCGTACTATCACAAAAACGGCGTGCTGCACTACATACTGTTTGTCCCCGGCACTGTGCTTTACGCGACGGAAAATGACCCTGACCGTGCAATGACCGGCTGGTATGACCACAGCAAATACCCGTATGTGTTTGATACGCTATTTCCCATTGAGGGCAGCCCATGCGGATACGGCTATGTAGACCTGTGCAAAGCGCCGCAGACGGAAATTGACCTGATGAAAACGGCGTATGTGGAAAATGCAATGGTCGGCGCAAAACCCAGGTACTTTAAGAAAGCCAACTGCGGCGTAAACGTTGAGCAGTTTACGAACCTGAATGAAACCATCATAAACGTCGAAGGCAGCTTAAACGACGATAACCTAAAGCCTGTTACGCACGATAACCTTGACGGTAACTATATCAGCATGCTGCAGCTTAGCATCAACGAATTGCGCGAAACCAGCGGCAACACAGAAACCGCAACAGGCACGACAAGCAGCGGAGTAACGGCTGCAAGCGCAATAGCAGCATTGCAGGAAGCCAGCGGCAAAGGCAGCAGAGACAGCACCAAGGCAAGCTACAGGGCATACAGCGAATTAAACTATCTTGTCATAGAGCTGATAAGGCAGTTTTACGATGCGCCGCGTCAGTTCCGCATTCTGGGCGACGGCGGCGAGGAATTGTTTTTAAGCTATTCCAACGAGCACATAAAGCCGCAGACACAGATGTTTGCCGGATACGATATCGGGCAGCGTGTGCCGGAGTTTGATATCAACGTCGTTCCGCAGAAGCGCACGGCATACACCAAGATGTCAAACAATGAATTGGCATTGCAGTTTTATAATCTCGGCTTTTTCAATCCGCAGCAGACAGACCAGGCGCTTGCATGCCTTACGATGATGGATTTTGACAGCATCGACAACGTTCGAAAGACCATCAAGCAGAACGGCACACTGTTTGACAGATTTAACACGGTACTGCAAGTCGCGGCACTGCTTGCGGCCAAATGCGGTGATGCGCAGTCGCTTGCGCAGATACAGGCTATAGCACAGCAGGCCAACGTGCAGATCAGCACACCGCAGGCGAATATACAGCTTGCAGAAGACCCGGCAAAGCGCGAACATGCGCAGGTGTCTAACGCCCGGGCAAAGACGCGCGAGGCGGCAATGCCCGATGGAGGACATGCAACGACATGATAAATGTATGCGTAAACAGCACCGGCAGCACGTTTGAATTAAAAATCGAAGGGCATGCGCAGTCTGCGCCCAAAGGCGAGGATTTGATATGCGCGGCTGCGACAATCCTTGTGCGCACGGCAGCGGCTATTTTGCAGGAAAGTTCCAAAGATATCACCGAAGTGGATATATCCGACGGCAAAGCGCGAATAAAGCTGACTGAATATGACCCTGTGGCAGTCGTTGAAATGGCGGTAATAGTCAAGGGCTTTGTGTTGCTGATGCAGGAATACCCGGAATACATAAAAATTTTCACAGAAACTGAAAAAAATGCGCAAGGTGGGGCTGAAAGCGAAGCATAAGTAAATGCTATGCTGAAAACGTGGGTTGCATGAGACAGCAAGTTCACCTCCTTTAAGATGTCGCCCTGGCAGGCGGCGGCTGTAATAGTCTGCTACATCTCCTTTCTTACGGGCGGAGTTCCCCCTTCTCCGCCCCTTTTGTATATCGCCTTAGTTTAACGGTAAAACGCTCGGAGAGATAGAGATGCAGGTTCGAGCCCTGCAGGCGGTACGACGGGCTCGCCCACCTACGGGCAAATAAATAGGAGGCATGTAAATGCACAACAAATTCAGTTGGCTGCAGCTATTCGCGGACGGTACCGGCGATGGCGGTGCAGCCACTTCGGGCGAAACATCTGCCGCCGCCGGGCAGAACACGGGCGTTAATGTGTCTGTTGCCGCCGAACAGACAGCACCGAAAACCACGGCTGACAGGCTCGCTGAGCTTGGAGTGCCTAAGGAAAAACTCGGACGGGCGAAATATGGCAAGGCTGTTAATCAGCCTAAAGCCGATGCGCAGGCCGCCGCTGCGCCAAAGGAAGCCATAGAGGCAGCAGAGACTAAAGATACAGCAAAGCGGCTTACATGGGATGAAATCATGGCAGACCCCGACTATAACCGGGAGATGCAGAAAGTAGTCTCGTCGGCAAAGACAAAGTACAAGGCGGACGCCGAGGGGCTTGAGAAGCTTGCTCCGGCGTTGCAGCTGCTATCCAAAAAGTACGGCGTAGACTCGGGAGATTATGACGCAATCGCAAAGGCGGTCGCGGATGATGACGAGTATTACGAAGACCGTGCAATGGAGTTGGGTGTATCGACCGAGGTCGCAAAGCAGCTCGAGCGCTCCGAGGCTGTGGCAAGAGCAGCAGAAGCGCAAAAGCAGCAGTTTATCAACGAGCAGAAGCTTATGGAGCATCTGAGCAAGATGAACGCGCAGGCCGTTGAGCTTCAAAAAAAATACCCCAACTTTGATTTGCGGAAAGAGCTGGACAACCCTACATTCCGACGCTTGACCGCGCCTGACCTGATGTTCTCGCTTGAAGATGCATATGAGCTTGTGCATCGTGATGAAATAAAGGAAAGCATACGGCAGGCAGCGCTGAAAGCATCGGTACAGCAGGTGTCCAATGCTGTGCAGTCGAATAGATCGCGCCCGAGTGAGGGCGGCGTTCCCAAGTCCTCTAACGCTTCCATTCAGACGTTTGATTACAGAAACGCCACGAGGGAACAGAGAGAGGCGTTGAAAGCCCGGATTAGATCGGGTGAAAAGATATATCCCGGGCAGTTTTAAGCCTTGAGCGTTTCCGCGTGGCCTATGACCATGAAAGGAAACGATATGATCAATTTTAATTGGATTCAGATTTTCGCAGATGCAGGCACCGTTGTTAACACCCTTGTTAGCAACGGCACCTCCAACTACACCAACGCATACACCGGCGAGGCCGTCGCGGCCAGCCCTGCCACTAACACGATGGCGCCCGAACTTAAGACGTTCTATGACACTGAGCTGCTCGAAAATGCCAGAGTTGAGATGTTCTATGCGCAGTTTGGCCGCAAGCAGAGACTGCCCAAGAACGGCGGCACCACTGTTGAATGGCGTAAGTTTAACACCTTTGCAAAGGCGACTGAGCTTAAGGAAGGCGTTATCCCCACCGGTCAGCAGTTTGGCGCAACTAAGCTGACTGCATCTATCACGCAGTATGGCACTTACACCTCTATCACCGATAAGCTCGAGATGCGCGCATATGACGATGTCATTCTTGCAGCGACCGAGGAAATGGGCGCATCCGCTGCGGCTACTCAGGAAACCCTTATCCGTGATGCGCTGCTTGTCGGCACTAACGTAATGTACTGCGATAACGTCACCGAGGACGGCACTAAAGTTTCTACTCCTACTTCCCCGGCAACCATGGGCGCAGGCGGCACTACTTCCAGCAGCGGCAGCTCGACTCCTGACGGCTGGGCACTGCTTACCCCCACCATGGTAAACAAGGCCGTTACTAAGCTCAAGAAAGACCGTGTGCCCAAGATAAACGGCAAATACTATGCTGTTATCCATCCCTCTGTTGCATATGACCTGCGCCAGAGCAAGGAATGGATTGAAGTGCATAAGTATGCAGCTACCTCCGAGATCTTCAACGGCGAAATCGGCGAGCTGCACGGCTGCCGCTTCATCGAGGATACCTATGCACCTATTCTCGGCGCGAGCTACAAGTATTCCAGTAGCGCTACCTACAAGAATAAGTCCGATGGCGTTACTTATGCGACTTACTTCTTCGGCAAGGACGGCTTTGGCATTATCGACCCCGAGGGCGGCGGCCTTGAGATGATCGCTCATGACAAGGACGAAATCGGCGGTCCTCTTAACCAGTTCAGCACCATCGGTTACAAGTTCGAGACCAACGGCGCAACTATCCTTTACCCTGAGCGCGTACTCCGCGTGATGTCCGTCAGCTCGTATTCCGCGACTGACGAAGAAAACAAGTAATTATCCCGGGAGGGGCGGAACACTCTGCCCCTCCGCCTGAGAGGAGCAAAACATGGCTAAAAAAACAGAAAATGAAAGAGTTGAAATGTTTATACCGAGAGGCGACAGAAACAGTGATCCCGATCTGTTTGTGTCGATAAACGGCAAAAACTATCTGCTGCCCAAAGGCAAAACAAGCTTCGTCCCCAAAGAAGTGGCGGACGAGATCGAGCGCTCAAACTACGCTCAGCGCATGCTCGACGAACACATCGACGAGATGAAGTTTGCCGCGCACTAATTAATATCAAAAATAACAGCCGCCTCATGGCGGCTATTTTAATAGGAGAACAATATGACAATTGCAGAAGCAATAGAAATTACCGATAAGCTTACGCCTAACGCATACGATGAAACCGAAAAGGTACGATGGCTGCTGACTATTGACCAGATGGTGTATACAGACCTGATAGCCACGCACGAGGGCGCGGAGAAGTTTGAAAAGCCTGAGTATGCAGCAGAGGACATAGCGACCGATTTGCTGGTTCCCGAGCCGTATGCAGAAGATATCTATGTTAATTACCTACAGGCCAAAATAGCGCAGCAAAACGGCGAGGATGCCAAGTACAATAAGGCCGTTCTGTTTTACAACGACGGTTACACGCGATTTGCGCAGGCATATGACGCGGCGCACAGACCGCTGCCGAAACTGACGCATTTCAGGTTTTAGGGAGGACTGCATGCCGACATATATAACTATACCCGAAAGCAGCACAATCGAGACAGTCGTTGATACCTTCGGCGGCTATAACCACAACTACAAAATCGGCGACGGAGAGTTTTATGATATGAAAAATCTCACGAGCGATTACTATCCGCTCATGGGTAATCGCGATGCAAGGAGCATTATAGCTGCCGGGAAATTTACCGCGATATACGGCATGATCGCCGACGTTGACTCAAATCTTTACGTTGTCGGCAAGACCGCCGATAGCGGAGTCGGGATTTACAAAATCTATCGCGGCACCGGTACATATACCACAACCAAAAAGGTTTTATTAACGGTAGACGGTGTGGTAGATAACTCAATCAGCATATCGGAAAGCACAAAGCAGATGATGTTTTTCTCCAATAAGCTCGTTATTTATCCCGATAAGCTGAGTATTCGAAGCGAGAGCGGCACGGCAACAGATACAACGGAAAATCACGAGTATGAAAAGCTGTATAAGTCTATCGAGGCGACGGCCACGACGGATACACCGATAAAATTTACGGCTTGCACAGAAGACGGCGAAGCAGTGACCTTTACCAAGAGTGCAACAGCGCCGCCCAGCCCTAAAACGGGTGACTTGTGGCTTGACACGTCGAGCACCGATACCGGCGCGGTGTGGAAAAAGTACATTGCCGGATCATGGGCTAAGACAAGCGACATAAAGGCACGTATCGTTTTGCCGATGGGTACGATGACCGAAAAGGCAATAAACAAAATCAGCATCGATAGCGGTGACACGATAGAGATATCTTTTACCGACGCGACGTTCTCCGAGGACGATAACTCGGCAAAGTTTGAAGGGCAGCATACCCCGGCAAAGCGAGTTATCAATAAGACCAACGAGACAACGGCGGCCGATGGCACAAAGTCATACACGGTCGAGCTTATATATGTATTCGTTGATATCGTAACCGGAGACTTTAACCAGACAGCAGGCAGCATAAAGCTTTATAGGGATGCGCCAGACCTTGATTTTGTTGTGCAGGCGCAAAACCGCATTTGGGGATGCAGATATAACTATGAAGCATCCGAGGACGCTGAGAAAACGAATGTAAATGAGATATACGCCTCAAAGTTAGGCGATGAAACCCGATGGTCAACATACAAGGGCGTTAGCACCGACGCATACCGTGCATCTATAGGCACTCCGGGCGCTTTTACAGGCGTGGCAAACATCGGCGGCAATCTGATTTTCTTCAAGGAAAACTGTTACCACAAGGTCTATATATCCAGCTCCGGCGCACATCAAATCATAGATAAGACCGTGCAGGGCGTTCAGACGGGGTGCAGCGGTTCGGTCACTGTGATAGATGATGTTTGCTATTACAAGTCTCGCGGCGGCGTGATGGCGTTTGACGGCACTCAGGCATACGACATCGGCGCGCCTCTCGGCAATGTGTATTACGTTGCGGCCGAGGGCGGCAGTGCGAACGGCAAGTATTATCTATCCCTCAAAGATACAAGCGGCAAATGGTCGCTGTTTGTGTACGACACAAAGCGCGGCCTGTGGCACAAGGAAGATGAAAAACACGCGCTTGCATTCTTCTCGATAAACAATGAGACATTCTTCGTTACCGAGGGCAGCAACGGATACGCAATAAACCTTATATCCGACTACACGAAAACAGGCAATGAAGAAGCCGCATTTGAGTGGGAAGCCATAACGGGCTTGCAGGGCTATAACTACACCGGTCAGAAGTACATAAGCCGCTTTAATCTGCGCATGATGCTGCCCAAAGGCTCGGAGATGATGATTTACATTGAATATGACAGTTCCGGCGTTTGGGAAAAGCAAGGCCGCATAAAAGGGCAGGGCACAACAACATTTATGGTTCCCGTCAAGCCTAAGCGCTGCGACCATTTCAGAATAAAACTCTTGGGTCATGGCACGGTGCGGCTATACAGCTTCAGCAAACAGTTTGAGGGAGGAACGGATATCAAATGATAGTAATACCTCAGCCGCCTCGAATTTTCGGCACATCCGAGGAAAAGGTAACTCAGCTGCACCGATATACGGCTCAGCTCGCCGAAAGCCTCTCGGTGTGGCTGAACGTCGAGGGCGCGGCAAGTGACACAAGCAGCCAGACGAGCACGAGCAGCAGCGTTGTTGTTGCCGAGGTCTCATCCGACAGCAACGTTGCTTACGGCACATTCCAAATGACATACGGCACAGAGAGCGACACGTCGGTGAGCGTGAGCTTTGGAAGCAAGGCGAAGTTTGCAGACAAGCCCGTTGTTATCTGCTCTCAGCCGTTTTCAGACCGCAATATAACGATAAAATCCGACAACGTTAGCAAGACCGGCTTTACCGCCTCGCTTCCCAAAGCGGACGAGGCCGGGAGCTGCACGGTGATGTACATAGCAGTCGGAAAAGCACAGGATTAACGGAGGGTTTATATGCCTACATGGAAAGCATGGAAAGACGAGAATAATAACGTATTTTATTTTGACAATGATCACGACTACCAAGCGGACATAAATGCAGCCGTTGCAAAAGGCGACACGGCGGCAGCAGCTAAAGCATGGGATTTGAGGCGCGCGAAGGGAGAGGCTAACGGCCTTAATCTTAATATGGGCAATGCAAACCCCTATGGAACCACCGGCGGTACCTACAACGGCACAAGCTACAGCAATTCTATAGACTACGGTCTCAGCGCCGATGCAAAGTTTGCTGCCGGAGACATAGAGGGCGCGAGAGAGGATGAGCGAAAAGGAAACGCAAAAATCCTCGGTAATAACATGAATTTAGAGCTTCGCAACAAATATGGAAGCTACAGCGACACCGGCAAAGACACACCATCGACGGATTATAATTCCAAGTATTCCGAAGATTTGGACAAAATCCTTGGTTCAATTACCGATGCAATAACTAATGCTCCGACTATTTCCATGCCGGGATATTCTGCACCGACGTACAATCCACAGTATGACGCGCAGATAGACGAGCTTTTGAATAAACTGCTCAACCGTGAGGAATTTAGTTACAACGAAGAGCTTGACCCCCTGTATCAGCAGTATAAAGACCTATACACCAAGCAAGGACAGCTTGCAATGGAAGATACAATGGGGCAGGCGGCAGCGCTAACAGGCGGCTATAGCTCAACCTATTCACAGGCCGTAGGACAGCAGATGTACAATGCGTATCTGCAAAAGGTAACGGAGATGCTGCCCGAGTTCTACGACAGAGCATACGGCAAATATCGTGATGAAGGGCAGAATATGAAAGACCTCTACGGCATGTACATTGACCGCGATCAGGTCGATTTCCAGCGCTACCAGCAGGAAGTCGCGAATGCCGAAATGGCGTATCAGGCGGCTGCGGCTGCGGCAAGCATGGCATATCAGCAGCAGCAGGATAACATAAGCAATCTCGGCAACCTGTATGGCCTCGTTTCCGGCGCGGATGCAACGGATTATGAGCGGTTCCTCAACAACTGGAACATGAACAACACGCTTGATCAGCAGGAATACAACAAGCTTATCGACAAGTGGAATCAGGACATGCAGCTGAGCGAGAGCAATTACAACAGGCGGCAGGATGCCCAGAAGCTTGCACAGAGCCAGATTGACGCAATCATTGCAGCCGGCGGCACGCCCTCTCAGGCGCTTATAAGCACGGCAGGCTATGACCCGTCATATATCAACTCCCTCATGAGCTACTATCAGCAGCAGGCGGCGGCGCAGAGTGCAAGCGGCAGGAGCGGCGGCTCAGGCGGCGGGGGAAATAGGTATCCGAGTGGCAAAGACTTCAAGGTAAACAAAGATGGAAGTATTTCAGTAAAAAAAGTTCGTCAGCTTAATTTTGACCCTGACGAGGGCATTTTCACATGGAACGGCAAAAACTATAACAGTCTTAATTCGCTTGTCGATGCATGGAATAAAAACTCGAGTTTAACCGATGATGATATAAATGTTCTCAAACGAAAGCTTAAATCTCAGACAAATATCAGCTTGTAAGTTCAGCGAGGTTAAAGATGGCGAAGAAAATAAATCTTACAAAAGAGCAGATAGAGGCAGCTGCAAAAGCAGGGCGCGAAAAGACCGAAAAAGCCTATGCCCAGAAAGCACAGGCAATCGCCAAGGGTTACGGCACAAACAGTGCTAAATCCAAAGTTGGTAAGAATAGAGGACAATTGCCCGGAGTGAGCGAAGTTCTTGCTCGTAACAACCCTGCTTTCGCTGCTTTGCAGCAAGCCGGGAACGCTAAAAAGCTCACCAAGGGCAGCGACGCTATATCTTACGGCAAAAAAAGCAGCGAGCGCAAGCCGGGACAGATAAGCGCTTTGGGCGCAGGAGATTACGGCGCGTCAAAAACAACGAGATTTGACGCTACGGCGAACGCTGCAATATACAGCACGGCAGGCGCATTTTCAAACCTTTTCGGTATGCTGAAAGAAAAGGACGCGCAGGCAAAAGCGCGAGATGCAGCGGACAGCGCAAGGCTTAAAGCCGGATATGACGCAATGCTCAACGGCGAGGACATAAACACGCGCGAGGGCGGTCTCAAGAAGCAGCATGAGGACAGCCAAAAGGCCTTTGAGCGCGGTTATGCAGCGCTTGCAGGAGCAGGACAAAAGAATTTTGACACCGCCGATGAGCTTGCCGCACGCTCGAATGAGTATCAGCAGATAGCAAAAGAGGGCTTAGGCAAGTTCGGACAGGGCGTTGTTGACTTCGGCATTGCAGGCTTGCAGTTTGCCGGTGACGCGGCTATGAACGCCATTCTCCCCGGCTCAGGTCTTGTGGCAATGGGAATGAGAGCGGCAGGAAGCGGAGCGCAGGAGGCAAGAAACAACGGCCTTGATATCAATGACCAGTTTACCTCTGGCCTCAAGAGCGCGGCAATCGAAGTGCTTACAGAGAAGCTTTTCGGCGCTGCTTCCAAAGTCGCATACGGCAAGGGCATTATCAGAAACGAGAGCCTTGTTAACGGTCTTGTAAACCGACTGGCAAAGACGGACAAAGGCCGCACGGCGCTCAAGGTCATTGTCGGCGCGAACGAAGAAGGCTTAGAGGAAGTCCTCTCGGATATCCTCAACCCTGTTGCAGACCGTGTGCTCAAGCTGGATGACGGCAAGGGCGATTGGTCTGACCTGGGCGAGGACATGGACGCAGAGCAGATGCTCGAGGACTACATCATCGGCAGCACTCTCGGCCTTTTCGGTGCAGGAACGAACGTTATAAGCGGTCAGTATCGCGCCGAGAACGCGCAGCAGAGAGCGTATGAAAATTATCAGCGCGAGCTTGTAAACGCCGGGATTGCATCCGAACAGGGTTCTCAGGCACAGTTGACCGCCGCAGAATATCAGAACATCCTTGACAACAGCGCAAAGAGAGGCAACAGAAACCTGAGCGACAAGGAAACAGCCAACCTTGAACAGCTTATAACGGCTGAGAGAGACACGCCGGCAGTGCGAAATGCTCTTGAGCGCAGCGGTACGCTTGTTGACGATAACACCGCGACGGTCATTGCCAAGGCTGCAAGCGGTCAAAAACTGACGAGAGCGGAGCAGAGCATCATAGACAGCAGCCCGGTAATGCAGCAGGCTGTGAATACCATGACCGGGAGCGGCGCTGTTGCTAACATCCGCACAATGGCGGCAAAGAACAGCGTTGTTAACAGCATGGCAGAGCGATATACGGTCTCCCCGGAGGTTATAAGCAGAACATACGATCTCGCCCCCGTCGAGTCTCCCGAGGCGTTTGAAATGGCGTTTGATGCTGTGTATCAGATGGGGCAGCAGGGCGCGAACAAAGAGTCGCTTATCAAAGTGCCCGTTCTGAACCGCGCACAGGCGGAGATAGCCTATAACATGGGTGCATCTACAACTCAGGCGGCGGTTGACAATGCGGCGGCGCAGGGTGATAATGTAAGCACACAGGTAAACAACCAGATAAACACACAGGAGGTAAACGAGAATGGAGTACGTCTACGCGACAGCGGCCAACGGCTTAACGGTCAGAATACCGAAGGACAAATACCCTCAGTGGAAAGAGGCACAGTCGAAGCTTACGCCGGAACAGATAGCGGCAGACAAAGCGGTTATAGCGCAGCTCAAGGCAAAACTGGGCAAAAAGTAGTCTATAACGGCGTAGAGCAGGAGAATGTCTACTACTCCGGCGAGGACACCGAGAGCATGAAAAAAGGCCGTGAGCTTGCAAGAAGCTACGGCTATAACGTCACATATTTCGAGGGCGGCAATATCAAGGACAGCGGCGGCGAGTTCAGAGGCATGGTCGATACCGAGAGCAAGACCGTTATGGTGCGCTCAGACCATCCCGACATATCCGCAGAGCAGATAATGCGCCACGAGATGGGGCATGCGGCGATAGCGCAGGGCGATATAAGCCTTGGCGAGCTGCGCAGTGCCATGCTTTCAGACCTCTCGGAGAAGGAGCTTAGCAGCGCTGTCGAGGTCTACAGGCACGCATACGGCGACACGATAAGCGAGGCTGAGGCGTTTGAGGAAATGTGCTGCGACGCGCTGGGCAAGATAAACATCTTTGCCGGAACGGAGCACGACAGCGCAAACTACGGCAAGGTACAGGAGAGTTTCCGCAAGCACACCGCCGAGACCGCGAACAAAGGCAGAGCGCCGCCGAAAGGTGGAGTGAGGTTTAGCCGTGCTCAGCGCGGCCGGAGCGTCGAGATTGAAACCATGGAAAACAACCGTTTTGAGCGGTTGCGACGTTTTGGTGATAACTTGCCAAAAATATGGTATGCCTATACATCTAAATACTTGTATGTATACGAGAACTACGGTAAGATGGATTATAGCATAAAGCGCCGGATAACGTTGAACGATAACAATCTCACAAATACGGTAGTGAAGGAGATTAATAATGGAACTTACGGAACTGCAAAGGCTTTTGATACATGGCATGAAAGTCTGCAAACTCGAACAAGACGATATAGTAACCGCCATAATAATGCTGGACACGGAAGAAAAACAGTGGGAAGCGGCAGATTATCTAAAAACAGTGGTACACAATCCGCCAAAAGCGCCGGAGATATTCAAAGAGATAGCGGAGATAACCATGTAAAGAAAAAATTCTCTATGGAAGCACCCATAGAGGAAAAGAAAAATCTTATAGCGTTGCACAACCTTGATGAAACAAAGCTTTTGAAAACGCTGAAACTCGGCGGCTTCCCGATGCCGTCAATCGCGATAACAAAGAGCGATATCCCACACACAAATTTCGGTAATATTACCATTGTGTTCGGAAAAGAAACAATAGACCCGGAATTTGACCGTCGCAACACGGTATATTCTGCCGATGCGTGGACACCTTTGGTCCCGCGCGTTGAGTATGAAGCAAATCCAAAAGCTGAAAAAAGAATACGCGATAAGTATTACGAGCTTTTAAGAAAGTACGGTAATGATTTTGCAAGGCCTCTATACGAGTCGGCAAACTATCTAAGCGATACGCTCACCAAAAACGGCGGTGTTGAAGGTATGGTAGAAAAATTCGCCGATGATACGAGAATGATGCAAGTATATCTCGCCGACACTGGCAAGAAACCCATTGAAGCTGTAAAAACTGAAACTGTTACGCGGCTTGCAGATAATCAAATCGAAGAGTACGATGCGCTTATAAATACTCTCGGGGCGGATGTTCTCAACGAAATGACAGCAAAATCAAATCAGGCTCCATTTGCGGCGAGAAAAGAATGGCTTGCAAAACACGGAGAAGATTTGAAATCGGCGTTTGAACAGTATTTAATTAAAAACGGAATAGACGCTGATACGGCAAGGTCTGTGGTTGGAGATATGAAGCCTGCATCACTTCTTAATGAGGCGATTGCGGCGCGTAAGTATATGAATAACGGAGCAGAAACACGCAGAATCGAGGTTGACACGGATGCTACTAACAAAGCAATAAAGGCTGCGGTTAACTCTGATGAGTACATGAAGTGGCTCAAAGACTTGTATGGCAACTCAGTCAAGGATAGCGGCGTTTACAACAACAAGGACTATTATACTCCAAGTGGGAATATGAGAAGCTTTAAGGCTACGCATTTCCCGAATACTCTTGATGGAATAGTCAAGGCCATGACTTCGCAGGGAGACGGTAATTCTCGAAATGTTATGGGATTTCACGGAACGAAAAGCCTTAGAGCAACTACGGCGGAGCGTTTTAAAAGTATAGAGGATATGCACAAGCTTGAAGGCCGGTTAAAGCATCTTACAGAGGAAGAAGCAGCTGAAATAAATGATGCACTTGATAACCGCCTGTCTGAGCTTATGCATAGTGTATATGAACTTGTTCCTCACGATAGCAGCTCCAATGAGTTAATCGAACTCGATACTTTAGGCGAAATATTCATAGAAGCAGCGGGACTAAAGTATAAAAGTCCTGCTAATGTTAAATCATTGTTCAAAAAATACAATTATCCTTTGACTGACAAAATGGCAAACGATATTGTTGCGCTTCTGTATGATATAAACAATATGCCTGTAAACATGTTCGAGGCCAAGCCGGAACGAGCGGTCGGATTCGATGAGATACGCAAGGTCATTATTCCTGACACGTCATCGGATACACTGCGCGTGGCGCTTAAAGATGCAGGGATAAATAACGTCGAAGAATACAAAGCCGGAGACGATGCAGCACGAATGAAGATCGCAAATGACGTGCCGGATGCGCATTTTTCCCGAGAGCCGGAGAGCATTACCGAGCTGCGGCGGCAGAACGAAACTATGCTTGCTCAGGCGACAAACGAGGACGCGGCAAACGAGAACGAGCGCGGCCTTATAAAGGACTATAAGCGCCAGTATGACAAGGTCAGCGGCATTGCCGAAAAGCTTAACACGGCACGTCAGGAAGTGCTAACGGCAGAGAACGGCGGAGACAAAAACGCCATAGCGACAGCCCGAAATCGTTTTACCCTGCTTAGCAGAAAGTACGCAGAGGAACACAGAAAACTCAGCGATTATGTCAATATCAAGGCTTTGGACAATGTCCTTACGAGGGTAAAGGATAGAACGGCAGAAAACCCGCTGCCCGAAGGCATGGGCGCGGCTTCGGCAGAGTTCACGGGCGAGGAAACAAGAGGCGAGCGCTGGGTAACTGAGGCTCAGGGCAAGGGCAACAACGCGCTGCATCCGATAAGCCGAGAGCAGGAAGCAAACCTTGCCGAGCAGCAGCACAGAGCGCCGCAGGAGATACCCAAGGAAGATCTGAACGGCAAGCTCACGAGCAAGCATGTTTCCACACTCGCAAACAGCGGCGTTACCCCGGCAGAGTTTTCCGACGCACTACGCGAGGACGCGGCACAGGGTAAGTTCTCACACATAGCCTATTCCGACGAGGCAGCGCTCAAAAAAGCCGAGATCACGATAGAGGCTAACGGCTGGGAACAGGCGCTTGCCGATTACAAGGCACAGATAAATGCCGGTAAGGTATCGAAGGACAATACCGTTATGGGCATTGCCCTATACAACAATGCCGTCAACAGCGGAGATTATGCAACCGCGCTGGATATTGCCTCACTTATGGTGAAGAACTCAACGAACACGGCGCAGTCTTTGCAGGCGATGCGCATACTCAACAAGCTCTCTCCCGAATGCAAACTGTATCTTGCCGCAAAGTCCGTTGAGACTATAGAGGAAGACCTTAACGAGAAATACAAGGGCAACAAAGCGGATATACACGTTGACAAGGTGCTGTATGACGAGTACGGTAAAGCACTCAGAAGCGGCGACGAGTACGGCATAAAGACCGCATGGGCGAAAATCGAGCAGAGCGTAGCACAACAGATAGACGCGACATGGTATGAAAAGCTCAACAATTTCAGATACCTCGCTATGCTGGGCAATCCTCGTACACATGTCAGAAACATCGTGGGCAACGCATTTTTCGTGCCAGTCAGGGCAGTCAAAAACACCATAGCATACGGCCTTGAAAATGTCGCCGACAGCAAAGTAAACGGAGGCATAGAGCGCAGCAAAGCCATGCTCAACCGCAATAACGCAAATGACGTGGCACTTATAAAATATGCAATGACCGATTATGAAGCGGTGCAGGAGACTATACTCTCGGGCGGCAAGTATGTCGATACATTCCAGGGTATAGACAAGAAAAGGACGATTTACAAAACCAAAATCCTTGAGGCGGCACGCAAGGGCAATTCAAACCTGCTTGACGCGGAGGACGCATGGTTTTGTAAACCTGCATACGCCAACGCGCTCGCGAAATGGTACAAGGCAAACGGCATAACCGCCGAACAGCTCAACACCGGCAAGGTACCCGAAAGCACGATAATAAAAGCTCAGACCGTTGCGATAAAGGAAGCCCAGAAAGCGACTTACCGCGACACAAACAGATTTTCGGCAATGGTCAGCAGGCTCGGCAAGGTCGATAACAAGATCGCTTCCGCGCTAATAGAGGGCGTTTTGCCGTTCAAAAAAACACCGGCAAACATACTCGTGAGAGCGGTGGAATACTCGCCCGTAGGGCTTATAAAGTCGCTCGCCGTTGATACAAAGAAAGTCAAGGCGTATGTAAACGGCGATGTAGAAAACGGAATGTCACCGGCACAGTTTATCGACGACGTTTCCGCCGGGCTGACTGGCACTGCGCTTGTCGGCTTGGGTGTTCTTCTGGCATCGTGGGGATTATTCAGCGGTAGCCCCGGAGACGACGATAAACAAAACAAGTTTGACGAGCTGGGCGGAAGTCAAAACTATGCGCTTAACATAGGCGGTCTAAGCATCACGCTTGACTGGCTCGCGCCGGAAAGCATGCCGCTATTCGTGGGCGTTGAACTGTATAATTCGCTCAGCGGCAAAAGCGAGGATAACGGCTTTGTTCAGAACCTTATGAGTTCCGTCATGAGCCTCAGTACGCCCATGTTTGAAATGTCAATGCTTCAAAGCGTCAACGATCTGTTTGATAACCTTGCCTACATAAAGCAAGGACAGGGTTCGTTCAAAATCGTAACGAGCATGGCGACAAACTACATATCACAGTATTTCCCGACGCTGTTCGGGCAGGCCGAAAGAGCGTTTGGAGAAAATCAGCGAGAAACAACGTATATTGACCGCAACAGCAATGTCGGCTCTGAGCTGCAATATATGTGGGGCAAGATCGCCAACAAGATACCGCTTTATGATTTCAGTCAGATACCGTACATTGACGCATGGGGACGTACAGAGGAAACCGGCAACCTGTTTGAGAGGGTGCTCAACAACTTTGTAAATCCGGCATACGTCAAGAAGGAGCGCAGCACCGAGATAGACGGCGAACTTAAACGGCTTTATGATCTGGGCGAAACCTCCGTATATCCCAGCCGCGCGAAAACAAACACAAAAATCAACGGCGAATATCTGACGGCTGAGGAATATGTGAAGTATGCAACAGTTAAGGGGCGAACCTCTTATGATCTGGCAACGAAGATAATAAACAGCAGCACATATTCTCGCGCATCCGATGCCGAAAAGGCATACATGCTCAGTTATGTATACAAGTACGCAGACCATATCGCTAAGTACGAAGTCAATAACGAGAGCAGCCTTGCGAAATGGGAAGCAGCAGCCTATAAGAGTTCAAACCCGGCGCAGGGGATAATCGACCATGCGCAGGAATATTATAAGCGCAAAGAGGACGACGAAAGTTAAAAAACATGCGGAGGTGGGGCTTAATAAGCCCTGCCTCCTTTTGTTATGCTTAAATCAAGAAGCGAAAAAGGAGGAAAAGCCTTTTGACAACAATCATGATCGGCAAAGCGCTGGCGACGGTGACGGAGAACGAAACCTTGACCAGCGGCATGATAAATGCAAAGATAAAATTCGAGTTTTCAGCCGATTGGCATTCGGGAATAAGCAGAACCGCGATATTCACGGCAGGCGACGTTACAAAGGTCGTGCTCGACTCGTATTGGGAAAACAACGTCTGCTCCATTCCGCAGGAATGCCTTGAGAAAAGCGACGAGATACTCATGGTCGGCGTGTACGGTGCTGACAACGCCAACACGGTCGCGATACCTACGGTGTGGGCGACGGTCGGCAAGATACGCAAGGGCTATGAGGGCTATGAGGACGTATCGACCGGCACACTGCCCATCTGGGCGCAGGTGCAGTCGGCGGCGGCACAGTCGGCACAGGCGGCAAAGGACGCGCAGACAGCGGCAGAAACCGCACAGGGCAAAGCCGAGACTGCGCAGAATGCCGCGGAGACGGCACAGGCAGCAGCCGAGACCGCACAGGGCAAAGCGGAAACCGCGCAGAGCAAGGCAGAGACAGCACGAGATGCCGCAAAAACAGCTCAGGCAGCAGCGCAGGCCGCACAGGGCAAGGCTGAGACTGCCCAGAGCAAAGCCGAAGATGCGCAGAATGCCGCAGAGGCTTCCGCAACGGCGGCGGCAGAATACGAGAGCGGCGCAAAAAGCGCGGCGGCAACGGCGACGGCAGGCGGCAACATGGCCAAGAGCTGGGCTGTAGGCGGCACGGGAACGCGCGAGGGCGAGGATACCGACAACGCGAAGTATTGGGCTAAAGCGGCTCAGGGCGCGGCAGGCGGTGGCGTGACGAGCTTCAACGGGCGCTCGGGCGCTGTCGTACCCAAGAGCGGCGACTACACGGCGGCAATGGTCGGAGCAGACCCGCAGGGCACGGCAGAGACAAAGGCGGCCGAGGTGCAATCAAACCTCAACGCCCACGCATCGGACACGGTCAAGCACGTCACGGCAGCGGAGCGGAGCACGTGGAACAGTAAGGAGACCGGCGGCGCGGCAGCTAATGTGCAATCAAACCTCAACGCCCACGCATCGGACACGGTCAAGCATGTTACGGCCGAGGAACGAGCGGTGTGGAACGCCAAAGTGGCCAAGAGCACTAAGGTCAACACAACGCTGTATGCGTCGAGCTGGAGTACGGCGAAGAAATACACTCTCAGCAACGCCAACATCACTGCAACATCAGCGGTGGAGCTGCTGCCGAGAGAGAACAACGGCATAACACAGGCGCAGATGGAGGCGCTCAGCGGCGCGATGATCGTCGGCGGCACACAGGCAGCAGGCAGCATCCAGCTCGTCGCGCTGGGCGATAAGCCGACTATAGATATCCCGGTAACTATTATCATAAGGAGGGATTTATAATGCCTCTTATCAATCACGCCGGCAGCGGCTCATCGTTTGCCGCTATCATACAGGTTATTTCTAATAAAGGCGCTACGTGCACGTGTTCGAATGGCGGTACAACATTGACCGCAGTTGCAACCTCCGGTAATTGCTCATTCAAAGTGACGCGTAAGGGGACGTGGACTGTAACAGCAACACTTGGTGAAAATGTCAAGTCTGAAAATGTTGATATCTCAACAGATGGCGAATTTAAAAAGGTGGCGGTTTACGCAGTTCAGATATTTGGCATCAGCCGCGATATTACAAAACCATCACCGGTTTGGGCGAGAACGGATATAGCTGAATCGTTTACGGCTACTGCCTCCATCGGCGTAGTTGCCGGGGCAAGTGATTTTGACGATTATTACCCTTGGAGTGACATCACACGTGAAACGCTATCAACCGGCGATGTAATGGTAAAAATACCGAAATTTTGGTATAAGCGGTACAGAGAAGGCGATATAGAATACATAAAAATTGCTGGGAGCGAACTGGAAGGGTTTACATTGCACCCTGCCTTTAATCACGCAAATAGTCCAAAAGACTGCGTTTATGTTGGTGCTTACAAGACTTCTTCTGACAAGTTATCTAAAAGCAATGCAGAACCGACTACGCAGCGCAGCCGAGCATCATTTAGGAGCTCTGCGAAAACGAAAGGCACTGGTTGGCAGATCCTCGATATATCTACATTATCTGCGATTCAAATGTTAATTCTTGTTGAGTTCGCAAATAATGATGTGCAGACATCTATAGGAGCAGGCTATTCCAATTCTCCAAATACTAGCAGTTTTTATGATGCGCAACGCACCGGCAGCTGTGACAATGTACCAAACCTTACTGGACGTCCAGCGGGTACTGCTGACCAAGTCGATGTGGTTTGGCGTGGCCTTGAGGGCCTGTGGGGAAACACGTTTGAAAGTGTAGATGGTGTGAATGCCCATAATAACGCGTATTATGTATGCAATGATCCATCTAAATATGCGGATGACACTTCAACAGATTATTCGCTACTTTCTTACGAACATGCGGGTAATTGGAGTGGCGAATTTATTGAACAAGTAGGGCTTGATATCGGCGACAATGTACATGTTATGCTGCCCCAAACCCAAGGAGGCAGTTCATCGTCTTTCATGTGCGACTGCTGCTATTCAGCGTCCGGTTGGGTAACTGTTTCAGTAAGTGGAGGGTGGACTTCAAAAACTGCTTGCGGTTTGTTTACTGCCGCTTTAAATATATCTAGCTCGACATATTCAAATGCGTCCGGCTCGCGCTTAGTCTATATACCACAATAAGGAGGCAGCATCATGAGAGTACAAGGCAATGCTTCACCGGCGGCGGTCACGGTAGAAAGCTACTGGCCGATGCCGGGATATGCAGAAATTCGACTGCATGAAAACATAAAGAATATCACGCCGACAGATGTTGAAAACCCCACGCCGCTGTTTGAATACGACGAATATGTTATCCATGTCAAGGAAAAGGACGGCTTGCAGGCGAAAATCGAAAGCAATCTTAACGATTGGCTGGCGACGGGTAGAATGCTCGAAGTCAACGAGAACGCAAGTGTTGTACAGGATATGAGAACCGAGCTGAAAAACGCCGTGAGTACCGGCGACCTTGAGGCGGCCTACAGAGAAGGAGTAAACAGCATATGACGAAGACAGAGGCCATGACCAAAATGAAGGAAAAGGGCGCGGACGATGCGCTCAATCTGCGCGGACGCGCAAGCACGATGGACGGCACGGCGATAATCGCGGAGGAAAGCAAAGTGCCGGACTTCGACGCGACGAAAGACTATAGCGCATGCCCTGTGGGAACGCCGGTGGCCGACGAGGGTCAGGTGTGGAAGCTTATCCAGCCCTATAACGCGGCAAACTACAGCGGCAGACCGTCCACTCTGCGCGCGCTGTGGGGGCTGTGTCACACGACCGACCCGGCCAAGGCTAAAGCATGGGTAGACCCTCTCGGAACGAGCGGCATGTACATGACCGGCGAATGCTACAAGGCCGCAGACGGCAAGGTGTATCGCTGCAAACAGGATAACTGCGTTTACGACGTGGCCGCGCTGCCAAGCGCGTGGGAGGAAGCGTAGCTTGTGACCGGCATTAATGCCGTTTGCAATACTGCCCCCTGCCGTTCGGGGACTTATAAATAGGCGGCTTGAAAAAAGAAAACTGCGGCGGCTCAGTTTAGATAGACAGCACAAGCCCCAAAAAAGAATAGCTATCCTTGAAGATTTACAACCGCCACAAATTGAAGAACATCTCGTAGGGCGCGAGATGGGTAAAATAAAAAATGCCCACCGAGATGATAAAGGACGGTGATTTTTCAACCATGAACATTACCCCAAAACAGGTGCTCACACTTGCGGCAAAGTACATAGGCTATAAGGAAAAGGCATCGGACAAGGACTTATACAGCTTTGAAGGCAATGCCGGGCGAGGCAACTTCACGATGTTTCAGGCCGAGCTTGACAAGGCGAAGTTCTGGAACACGCCAAAGAACGGCTATGAATGGTGCACAAGCTTTATAGCGTGGTGCTTCTGGCGCATTGCCGGGAGCGAGGCAAAGGATATTCTGTGCCTTACCGGGCCATACGGCGCAAGCTGCGTGAGCTGGGCGAAGTATTACGCAGGACAGGCGAGGCTTTTCACCAAGCCGCAGGTGGGCGACCAGTATTTTCAGCGCGACAGCCGCGACGGGCTTCCCTGCCACACGGGCATTGTCGAAAGCGTAAACGGCAACACGTTCGTTACCATAGAGGGCAACTACGGCAACGCCGTGCAGCGCGTTACCCGGTATCTCGGCAGCACGGTCTACGGCTTTGGCAGACCGAAATATACAGCAGAAAGCGAGGATGAAGAAATGGTCAGATGGAACAAAATCGAGGATGTGCCGGAGGGCTTTTACCGCGACACCGTCAGGCAGCTTATGCACGACGGCATAATCAAGGGCAAGGGCGACGGCGTGGTTGACCTGACCGAGGACATGCTAAGGACGATAATTTTTTGCGAGAGGATAATTAAAAAATAATGGTTGAAAGTGTAGTCGTAGCTATCATAACCGGCGTGCTGACGCTTATCGGCGTTATTATCAGCAATAACAAATCACAGGCGGTCATGGAAGAGCGCGTGGATGAGCTGACACGAGAGGTCAGGGAGCACAACAAGTTTGCAAAGCGTATGCCTGTGGTAGTGGAACAGATTAAGGTAATCAACCATCGCATAAGCGATCTTGAAAACGACATGAAAAATCATCATCATTAACAGGAGGCACATTTATGAAAATCAACTGGACTGTAAGACTTAAAAACAAAACCTTTTGGCTCGCGCTCGTTCCGGCGGTGCTGCTGCTTATTCAGGTAGTGGCGGCTGTGTTCGGCATCGATCTCAAGCTTGACGCGCTGGGAGATAAGCTGCTGGCCGTTGTAAACGCGCTGTTCGCGGTGCTTACCATTCTCGGCGTAGTCACAGACCCGACAACCGCCGGAGTGAGCGACAGCAAGCAGGCTATGGAGTACGATAAGCCGAAGTGTGATAAATGACACAGGCGCGATTACGGCTCAGGCCGGACATGGCAATGCTGCCGCGCGAGAAGTGGGATGAGCTTATATACAGTTCCAACCTCGGGCGCGAGGGCAGCAGGATAGCGGATTTGTATTTCATTCAGCAAATTCCGCAGATAGACATAGCAGAAGAAATAGGGCTTGACCGAAAAACCGTCGGTAAACGAATAACAACGGCGCGAACAAAGCTCGAGTATAATTACGAGCGGTTTTTCAAAAGCTGAGAGGAGGCAAGACCTCCTCTTTTTTTACGCCCATTTTCCCCATAACACGGACATTAGTTTCCCCCTTGAAAAACGAAAAAGCATTAAGCTTTAGGTACAAGGAGGCGGCGAAATGTTCGTGTTTTTTAATCCTAATCCGGGTGCTAAGCGCGTCGGCGATTGCGCAGTGAGAGCAATTGCAAAAGCAATGGGAACGGACTGGGAAAAGACCTATCTCGCTTTGTGCGTTGAAGGTCTGAGAGCGCACGACATGCCCTCGGGAAACAGCGTCTGGGGAAGTTACCTCAAAGCCAACGGCTTTAGACAGCGCATACTGCCGGATGCTTGCCCGGAGTGCTACACAGTCGCCGCCTTCGCCGATGAACATCCGCACGGCGTTTATGTCCTTGCACTGTCCGGGCACGTCGTGGCCGTCGTAAACGGCGATTACTACGACACGTGGGACAGCGGCGAGGAAGTGCCGGTTTATTACTTTGAAAGAGAGGATTAATCATGGCTTACGGTTACGGCAACATGTATGGGCAACCATATTATCAGCCGCCTATGATGGACAACCTCGCGCAGATGCGAGCACAGCAGCAGCCTGCACAGCAGGGCATGATCTGGGTGCAGGGAGAGGCGGCAGGTAAAGCGTATTTAGTAGCTGCCGGAAACACTGTTCCGCTTTGGGACAGCGAACGGCAAACGATCTATCTTAAATCCGTTGACGCGGCAGGCATGCCGACTATGCGCATTCTTGACTACACGGAACGAGCGCAGAGCGCACCGGCTCAGCCGACTGCGGACTATGTGACCCGGGCGGAGTATGAGACACTTGTAAAGCAGGTCGCGGCGCTTATGCCGAAGGAGGTAAGCAATGAGTAATCCTTTGTTTGAAGCTCTCGGCGGCGGAGTTAATCCGCAGTTTCAGCAGCTCGTGCAGCGCTTTCAGCAATTTAAAAGCACGTTTCAGGGAGACCCACAACAGGAAGTGCAAAAAATGCTTCAAAGCGGAAAGATAACACAGCAGCAGCTCAATCAGGCGCAGAGCTTTGCGCAACAGTTCCAGGCGCTTATGAAGTAGGTACATTTTATCCGGCCGGGTATTTGTAAATACATATCGAAAGGAAAACTAAACAATGGCGATTTCTTCTGATGCGCCGGTAATGACCATGCCGGTTGCACCAACCTCGGCAAACGGTGGCTTCGGCGGTTTTGGCGGTGATGGATGGTGGATAATCCTCTTTTTCATCGTGCTTTTCGGCTGGGGCGGCAACGGCTGGGGCGGTAACAATGGCGGAGTGATGGACGGATACGTTCTGACTTCCGACTTTGCAAACATCGAGCGAAAGCTTGACAACGTTAACAACGGCCTGTGTGACGGCTTCTATGCCATGAACACGGGAATGCTTAACGGCTTTGCCGGTGTCACTCAGGCGGTCACAAACGGCTTCTACGCTTCCGAGCTGTCGCGCTGCAATCAGCAGGCCGCACTTATGCAGCAGCTGAACGCAATGCAGATGCAGGCTCAGGAGTGCTGCTGCGAGAACCGCGCGGCAATTGCTCAGGTGCGTTATGATATGGCAACGCAGGCTTGCGATACTCGCAACACTGTGCAGAACGCAACACGCGACATTATCGACAACGCAAACAGCAACAGCAAGGCAATTCTCGATTTCCTCGTCAACAGCAAGATGCAGGATTTGCAGACCGAGAACCAGAATCTCAAGCTTGCGGCTTCGCAGGCTGCGCAGAACAATTACCTCGTATCTCAGCTGCGGCCTTGCCCGACTCCGGCTTACATCACATGTAACCCTTGGGCTTCGTCTGCACCCTGCGGGGCATGCGGTAGCTGCGCATAACAAATCTCATAGTTTAGCTTTTTCGTGACTTTACGAAAATGTTCGGCCTTTACCGATACTAACGATAAGCGGTGGGGCGCATAGCCTCACCGCATTTCTTATGAAAGGACTGATTATATGGCAACTTGCAAAGAACTCAAAGAAAAATTCATTGACTACCTTATAGATGTAGATCTTGACACGCTCGATGTAAGCGAACTTAACACTTTCGCGTATATCATCAAGACTGTCAACGAAACAGAAAAAGGCGATTACTTTGAAAACATGATAAAAACCATGTCGCTGTCGATGCCTTTCGGTATCGCCGGAAAGGAGAGCGAAAACGATGGCTGAATTTACGAACTCAAACATCGTGACCGTAGCAGCCGGGCAGAACGTACCTCTTACCGAGACTGCGGTAGCCGGTAATTGCAGCATAGTGCACCGCGAGGGCGCAGGCATTGTTACGCTCAGAGGCCTCACAAACCAGTGCAGAGCGCGTTATCGTGTTGCCTTTGGCGCGAATATAGCCATACCTACCGGCGGCACCGTGGAGGCGATCACGGCCGCTTTAGCGATAAACGGCGAACCGCTTACCAGTGCGACGGCAACGATAACACCGGCTGCGGTTGAGAATTATTTTAATATCTACGTTGCCGCAAATGTAAACGTACCGCGCGATTGCTGCCTCACTGTAGCAGCAGAGAACACGAGCGGTCAGGCAGTCAACTTTGCAAATGCAAATCTTATAGTTGACAGAATAGCGTGAAGGGAGCAATAACATGAGTATGAGAACACTTGAAAGACTGCGCGATATGCTTTGCGAGGAACTCGACAGCATTGCAGAACAGGGCGAATTAAACGTTGGCGCGCTTGACATTATCGACAAGCTTGTGCACAGCATCAAGAACATCGACAAGATCTGCATGAGCGACGGATACAGCCGCAGATGGGACGCTGAGGGCTTTATGCGAGGCAACAGCTACAAGCGCGACAGCATGGGGCGTTATAGCCGGGATGACGGATATAGCCGCAGAAATTACAGCCGCGCCGATGAGAGCGAGCACGCTATAGAACAGCTCGAAGAGATGCTAAAAACCGCAGGCGGCGAGAGCGAACACATGGCAATCAAGAAAGCAATAAGCATCCTCAAAAACGCATAACAAAGTTGTCGTAAATTTTGACGTAAAATTGCAAGTTAAAACGTGTATATCTACGTTAATTTTTGTATGATTACGTTAGAAAATATACGGCGCAAAAACGCCGCAAACCATTGATAAACAAAGAAAATCCCGAAGTTTCAACGACTTCGGGATTTTCTCTTTTTGGCACGCCGTAAGGGATTCGAACCTTTGCGGTGGAGCGAAAAAGCATTGATAATGCTGTACTTTTGCGGTGTTGTCGTAAATTTTGACGTAAACTATCAATCTTGCTTGGGTAAATTGTCGTAAAAATCGCGCATTGCATTTTCTGCGTGGCCTATGTCCTGTGCAGACAAATGCGTGTAAATTTTACGCATCGTCGCATAGTCTGACCAGCCGCCTATTTGCATTGCGGCCTGTTCGCTCATGCGAACATGGTATGCCAACGAAGCAAACGAATGGCGCAAGCCGTGAACGCCAAGCTTCGGCAAGCCGTTAGCAGCGCAAATATCATTGACCCAATCATATACTGTGGAAATGTAGCATGTTACGATCTTGCCGTGCTTATTTTTAACAGCCGTCAAAGCGTCATAAAGCTCCGGTATCATAATAGGTATTGTTCGTGTCGATGTGGCGTTCTTGTTGGACGGCTTCTCAACAAGTGTCCAATTTTCTCCTGGGACTACTGCACCCGACACTTTTATAGTGCGCTTATCCAAATCAACATTTGACCAATCAAGCGCGGCGATCTCTGAGCGCCTGAGCGAATGCAAGCCGAGCAACGCAGCTATCTCGACAGGCGTTCCCTCGACGGCTGCGATAAAGACATGTATCTGCTCCGGCGTAAGAAAAACCGGGTCTTTAGGCACAATTTGCGGCAGGGTAAGTCTGGGCAGCTCCACACCGGCGGATTTAATGGCCGGTGACACAAGCCCCCATGCGTTCTTAAGCGTCTTAGGGGCGCACACGAGCGCTTCTGCGTTAATCACCGCTTGCCAGTCCTTTATATCAGAAAGCGGTTTTGCCATTACGGCCTTAAAGCGGTTCTTTTTCACGGAGCCGTAACCGGCAAGGGTTGACGGTGACAGAACGTTCCGGCGATTTTCAATATAATTATCTATCGCTTCGGCAAGTGTCAAGTCCGTTTTCTTTTGAGTCTTAACAAACCCGGCTCTTATAGCAATCGCCTTGGCCTTGGCTTCGGCTTCGGTGTCCTCAATGACGGTTACGCCCTCGCGGCGTAGGTCAACATACCATCTCTGCCCACGCTTGCGCGGCGTGGGTATTTTTATCTCGTCTTTCTTCTTGCGCTCGCGGACAAGGCGCTCACCGCAGTAGCCGCAGAACGTAAAATGCAGCTCATCGGGCAATTCGGCTTTGCAATTTCGGCACTTCATTATTCGCTTTCCCCCTTTGGATATTCGCCATAATAAAATTTAAAGCGAATAACGCCCACGGTTAATCCCGCGGGCTTTTTGCGTTTTTGATAATCATCTTAGCTGCGTACGCCATTAGCGCGATTGCCGCGATAACCACGACAGCCAGCAGGACGGCAAGCGCAGACATTCCGGCAGACTGAAACAAACCGACTCGCGTCATGCGAATGCCTAAAAAGATATAACCTATCGTTGCACACAGCAGCAGAGCGCAAACGCCGATCAGGCCAAATATCAGCGGCTTATACACAGCACCGAGAGCCTTATAATGCTCGACAGTGCTTTTTAATATGCCGTTTTCATGCTCGAGCTCGTAAATTTGCTGCTGTTGTTCGCCTGTCAGCACTTCCGGCGCGCGCAAGCCCATCAGCTCATCGAGCGACAGACCGAGTGCCTTACAGGTTGCGGCGGAGTAAAACAAAAGCGGCTGCTTTGTTGTTCCGGCGTTTACGGAACAAATGCTGTTATAAGGAACTCCGCTGGACTGTGACAGCTCAGCCAGCGTAAGACTGCTTGAAGCTCTCGCTTTTCGCAGTGCCTCAGGGTACTCGTCAAAGTAAGATTGCATGTCCTCCATTTTTGACACATTAAGCATCTCCCCTATTAAAATTTCTTGAAATACACGAGAAATTATTGAATTACACGATGAATTCGGCGAAAACACGAAAAATTCGTGTATTTCCCGAAATCGATTTCGGTTATTTCTTTAAGGTTTCGGCTATTTCTGCATGGACATTTATCAAGACAGGTGCTACGCTATAAGTACAGCAAGCAACATTTTACAAACGCTGTGTGAAAAAATGCCCTGCCCTGTTGGCGCAGCGGCAGGACGGATTAAATTAAAGAGGTGCAGCAATGAGAAACAACACGAAAAAAACTACGCCCGAACCTCTAAGGGCCAAGTGGCTTGCGAGAAACAAAACCATTATAATAATAACCGAGGCAAGCGACGAGCGCATACAGGAGCTTCTGAGGCTGTTTGATGACGGTCATAGACTGCCGGGGTCATAGGGTCAATTAGTTTTATATCCGTCGGCTATGATATCTGCGTATTTCTCATATTCATATTGTGAATTGCTGAAACGCCTTTTTATTTCGTCTTTTAGTTTGTCAGCATCAAACTGATTTTTCTTACCGCGCTCGACTCCTGTAAGGCCATCATCATAGCCTGCATCGTAGCCGTCGCCATAACCAACATCATAGCCCTCGTCATGGCCTGTTGAATACCCTTCTTTGTTTCCTGCTTTGCGGCCTTCTTCGCGGCCTGTTGAATATCCTTCATCATACCCGGCAGTGTGGCCGGAGCTCTGACCGATGCTGTAAGCGCCGAAAGAGCAAGCTGCAAGCAGCACGAGGGCGATGAGCGCGGCAATATATTTCGGGGCAGATTTTTTCTGCTTGCCCTCGATTATATCTTCCATGCGTTGAGCATTTGAGTTAAGATTAGACATTGAAAATCACTCCGCGAAATAAAAACACTTGCAATTTCTATACAAATGCACTACTCTCTAAATAAGATAGATAACAATTCTACTATATCCTATTCAGATATACGAATAGGCATATCTCAACTGCTTATACATATAATAGCACTATTACGCCAAAAAAGATATAAATATTTACATTTTTGGCAGTTTGTCTGAAATTGGAGATGGAAACTGCACAGTTTGCACAAAGTAAATCAGCCAAAGCACTTTTCGCAAACGGTAAAGCCCTTGTCTATAGCTTCACTGTAGGTCATGACATCATAGTATTTCATGCCGCTGCAATCATTGTAACGATGTATTTTGCCGCCGCTTTGACTGACATACACAGTTTTATTGTCGCCGGGCACAGTTTCGGCGCTGTCCTTGGCACAAGCGCAAAGCGAGAATACCATACACAAAACAAGCAGCAAACAAATAAAACGGTTTTTCATAAAATCAACTCCGTAAAACTGATTATATAATAAGATGGGAGCGAGAAAATGATACTAAGGGGCAAAACAGCGGAAGAATTTGCGAAACTGGACGAAGAAATAGACAATTCGCTTGCGAGCTTTGCGGAATGGCAAAAGACAAGACCGCCGCGCGAGAACGTAAGCCGAGAGGAATTTGCCGAGGCGGTAAAAAAGATACCTGACGAAAAGCTTGAGCTTATAGCCAGGTACATAGATCGCATAGCCGGAGCTACTTTTTAACCTCGTTGTAGTCGAATGCGTCATCAAGACTTGAAAGCTCTTCTTCCGATATGTAGTTAAGCAGAGCGCGGCGATATCTGTTAGCAAGCAATTTGCTGTCGCGTAGAGCTTGAATATACATTGATTTGTAATGCGATCCGAGCGCAATGTTTATAATAAGCAGTGCGAGAACTACTACTAAATCCCAATTGATATAACCAAGCACATAGCGTGACACGAATATTGGGATATAATACGCCGCCCAGCTTACAAAACGAGCAGAGTCTCCGGCTTCGGGATATTCTTTAGAGGCGATAATACTCATAAAGGCAGGTATGCCGAAAGCTAAATAAATCGTCTTTACAGCTTCCCAAATATCGTGCGTAATCAATGCGAAAATCGCAGAAATAACTATGAGCACAATATTTGCAATTGCGAAACTGCGCCAGTGAGGATGCTTATCAAAAAACGCTTTAATCGTCTTTTTCATTTTGCATTACCTGAAACTCAATATAGTTCATAATGTTGCTGACCTGCTGCAAGCTGAGATCGGGGCATGATCTCAGCACCGCTTCTCGCAGCTCCCACATAGCATCGTTTTTACCAAGCTCTTCATCCTTAGGGATGGAGGGCTGTTTTTTTATGCCGTTTTTCAGCTCATCGACCGTTATGCCAAAGTAATTGGCGATTTTGAGTGCGGTTGCGTCGGTTGCGCCATTTTTCCGGCGTTTCCAGTTGCTCACGGTAGCTTTAGATATGCCAAGTTTGAGCGCAACTGCCGACGGTTTTTCACCTACGGAATTACATAATTCAAGAAAGTTGTCATAAAACACAAAAGTACACCGCCGTTTCTGTGCAAAACGCCCAAAGTCAAGAAAGTTAACCAAAATTATTGACTTTCAAGAAAGTAAACGCTATAATCATAAATGTGGTCGCGAAAGTACACAAAGCTAACGCAAGCAGTCAAGAAAATCAAGAGATTTTGGCTGCTCCGATGTTTGTTCTAATAGTGGCATATTGATAATAACACAGCTTGTGAACTTTTGCAACTGTTTTGTAAAAAGTTTTCGTAGGAATACGAAAACACCTCGCATCTTCGTTTGAAATAGGAGCGCCGCAGGACACGGGCGCACGGGCAACATAAAGTTTATTAGTCGTTGAAGAAAACCGGCAATTCGCTCAATCACCGGTTTCCTTCGCTCTTAGCTCTCAGCACAGCGCAGGCGGATCGTTTCGCACGTTTATTGCTCTGCGGCAAAAGGATAGCGGCTCCCCCACCGCCACTCGGAGCGATCGAGTTGCTTAGCTGTGCCTCAGTGTTTGGACGCACGCGTCACGTCGGGGTCAGACTCCCGAACGACACACTGAATTATGAGAACGTCGGCAGGGTTTCATGAAGGAGCCGAAAAGACTTTCCATGAAAACACCCCCTTTCGGCCTGCAAGCAAGATATACCGCGGCGCTCTTATTTTAAACGAAGATGTGAACAAAATCAACAACTGTGAAAGGAGAAAACAGTATGCGCGAAAAGTGGACAGGCGATCTGGTCGGAAGAATGCACAACGCCGAGATAAAGAACGTTGACCTTGCGCGAGAGCTGGGAGTCGGCAAAAGCTACATAAGCATGATACTCAACGGCGAGAAAGCTCCCAAGAACGCAGAGGCAAGACTCAACGCGGCGTTTTATGCGGTGCTCAATCGCAAGCTGGAGGAAGAGAAGCATGCCAAGAACAAGGTTTGACAAGGCCGCTCGCGACCCTCTGAAAGAGCTTGTGCTCGGGCGCAAAACGGCTTTGCGGCTGAGCGAGGTAAATCTCGCGGCCAAGATGGGCATAAGCACCGGGCGGCTGAGGACGATGTTTTCCGGCTCGTCTGAGCAATGGAAAATCGGCGAGGTGAAAGCGCTGTCAAGGGCGCTGGATGTGCCGATAAGCGACATGCGAGACTTGATTTGCAAGTCATGAAAGGGGTTAAAAATGAACATCGGTGTATTTGTGTGGCTGGTCATTGCCGTATTTGGCGTGATCGGCGGAATATATCAGGCGCTTGTGTGGTTTGCCAACGAAGCAGACCGGCAGTGCGCAAGGAGAAAAATTAATAAATAAGGAGGAGAAACAATGAACCTTTACTGGGTGGACAACGCAATCTACAAGCTTTATGACGAGTTTGTTGACCCCGAGACAGGGGAGCTTACAGACCCGGACGCATTCGCGGAAAGATACGCAGAGCTTGAGATCAGCCGCGAAGAGATCATCGAAAACACGCTGCTGCTCTACAAAAACTGCGTGAGCGACGCAGAGGCGATAGCGGCAGAGATAAAGACCCTCAAGGCGCGACAGGCCGCGCTTGAGAAACGTGCGGACAGGCTCAAGGCCGACGCTTCCGACGCGCTTAACGGCGAGAAATTCCAGACCGCAAAGGTTGCGGTGTCGTGGCGCAAGAGCACGGCTGCCGAGGTCGATGAGAGCCTGTGCCCGGAGGAATACATCACGACAAAGGTAACGACCGCGCCGGACAAAAAAGCCATTACAGCGGCGCTCAAAGCCGGTCAGGAGATACCCGGCTGCAAGCTGGTCGAGCGTGTGAACATGAGCGTGAGGTGAGAAGATGGACAACCTTAAATACTACAACATGGGGCGCAGCGTCCCCGACAGTGCGCTAACGCCGATAAACGCCGGGCGCTTGAAGGGCATGAGCGACATCAACCCAATGTGGCGAATCAAGATGCTGACGAAGATGTTCGGACCTGCCGGCGTCGGCTGGTGGTACGAGATCACCGACAAACGCCTTGAGCATGACCCGATAAGCAAGCAGACGGCGGCATTCGTCGATATCAAACTTTACTACGTAGACCCCGAGACCGGCGTGGAAAGCCACGGTATCCCCGGCACTGGCGGTGCAAGCTTTGTAGCGCAGGAACGCAACGGGGCTTATATGTCGGATGAGTGCTACAAGATGAGCCTAACCGACGCGATAAGCGTTGCAGCTAAGGCACTGGGCATCGGCGCAGACATTTATTTCAGCCGCGACGAAACGAAGTACAACGATAAGCCGAAAATTGAGCGCAAGCCGCCGGTCGAGCAGCCTGCAAAGCCGAAAGAAGATTTAGTTTACCGCTGCGAAAAGTGCAATCATCCGCTGACTATCTATTTCAGCGCTGACGGCAAGCCTATATCCCTCCGCAAATGGAGCGAGGGAACAAAGAAGAAATTCGGCAAGGTGCTTTGCGATAAATGCGTAGAGGCTGAGAAAAATGCAGATCAGTAAAGCGGAGCTTACGCCGGATGGGATAAGCCTCACGGTTTCCCGAGACGAGGCGCGGCGCTTCTGCTACAGCTTCAAGCCGGGCGAGTACGATATCAAGAAAACGCGCAAAAAGCGCAGTCTGGATGCTAACGCCTATGCATGGAAGCTGATAAACGACATATCGCTTGCCACGCGTGTAAGCCCGGAAGAAGTTTACCGGAATGCGCTGCTGGATATCCCGACGCTGTATTACATAGCGCTGATACCCGACGAATACACCGATGCTGCCATGACCGACTGGCAGAAAGGACACATCGGCCGCAAGGCGGAAAAAGAACCGGCATACACGGGTTATTCAAATGTGTTTTTCCACATGGGCAGCTCAGACTTCGACACACGGCAGATGTCAATGCTTATCGACAACCTGATACAGGATTGCCGGGCACTGGACATTGAAACAAGGCCACAAGACGAGATCGAGGCGCTGTTGGAGGCATGGGATGGCAGATGATAGCATCATGCAGAGCCGCCGGGAATGCTACATCACCGGCGACACACAAGGCCTAAACCGGCACCATGTATACGGCGGAGGACGCAGGCAAGCCGCCGACAAATGGGGCTGCTGGGTGTGGCTGCGCTGGGACTGGCACACCGGCGCAGAATACAGCGTACACCGAAACCGCGATTTTGATTTGCGCTTGAAGCGCGAGTGCCAGGAACGATTTGAAGAACTATACGGACACGAAAAGTTCATGGAAGTGTTCGGCAAGTCTTGGATTTGAAAGGAGAAACAATGCTTAATCAGATAACCATCATGGGCAGACTGACGAGAACGCCCGAAACGCGATACACGCGGACTAACATCCCGGTTGCGTCATTCACGGTCGCCTGTCAGCGCGACTATGCCGGAAGCGAGGGCGGCAAGCCCAAGACGGATTTCATAAACTGCGAGGCATGGCGCTCAACGGCTGACTTCGTCGGCAAATACTTCGAGACCGGCAGCATGATAGTTGTGCAGGGCAGGCTTGCAATGGACGAATGGCAGGACAACGACGGCAAACGGAGAGTTACCGCAAAGGTCGTTGCAGAGCATGTCTATTTCGGTGAGAGCCGCCGCGCTGCTTCCGTGCCCTCGCCCGATATATCCGCAGCAGACTTTGAAGAGCTGCCGGACGATGGTAATTTGCCGTTCTAAAAGCTACAAGTACATAAGGAGATAAGAAATGCTGCCATACATCAAAGTTTATCCCGATTTTATCAACGTGGTACGGGAGCTTGACAACGGGGCACGAGGCAGGCTACTCCTTGCTATCATGCAATATGCTAACGGGGAAGAGCCTGACGAGTTAACGGGAGCCGAGCGAATCGCATTCATCGTGATAAAAAGCCAGATAGACCGCGACGCGGATGCTTACGAGGCTAACGCCAAGAAGCAGAGCGAAAACGGGAAAAAAGGCGGCAGACCTAAAAAACCCACCGCTTTTTCAGAAAACCCAAAAAACCCACCGCTTTTTTCGGAAACCCACCAAAAGCCAAAAAAACCGGAAAAAGAAAAAGACAAAGAAGAAGAAAAAGAAAAAGACAAAGACAAAGACAAAAGCGCGCGCACGCGCGATGCTGACGCATTCGCCGCTTTCGCGGCCGGTGATGGCGATTTACTGGCCGTTTTGAAAGACTTTGAAAAAATGCGCAGGAGCATAAAAAAGCCCATGACTGGCAGGGCAAAGCAGCTTTTAGTGACAAAGCTTAAAAACGAATTTCCGCCCGAGCAGTGGAAATCGGTGCTTGAGCAAAGCATCGTTAAGTGCTGGCAGGATATATATCCGCTGAAAGAACGAGAACAGCAGCGCTTAGGCGTTGAGCAGCACAGGGAGAATGTCAGCAGCGACGAGCTTGAAAACCTAAAAGCAATCTACGCAAAAGTGAAAGGGGAACAACCATGACAGACAACAAACACGGCTACAAAGCCTATGAGCCCGGCCTTGTGTGCAGGGGGCATCAGTACGAAGAAGGCAAAATCTACAAGAAAAACGGGCACGGCGTATGCGTCGGCGGGGTTACGCACTACTGCGTTAATCCGTTTGATGTGCTGAATCATTACCCGCTTGTGCGTAACGACGGTAAGTTCAGCGAATTTACGACTGTCGAAGCTATCGACGAGCCTGTTACCGATGATAATCAGAAGTTTGCAACAAGCACTATCAAAATCGGTGTAAAGCTCGGATTTTCCGGTTTCATCAAGGCTTGCGTTGATTTCGCGTGCGAGAAAACGATAAAGAGCATGCCGAGTAATAAGGTTAATAAAGGCTTCTCCGCGCAGATAGGCAGCTCAGGTGACTACGCGCAGATAGGCAGCTCAGGCGACTCCGCGCAGATAGGCAGCTCAGGTGACTACGCG